TTCGTATCAAGGAGTAATCCGGTCGACCGTCAAGTCTCTTGCCTCTGATGGCGTGTGGGCTGTGCAGTACCCGAGCGGACATGTTGACAAGCTCGACGTTGCAACGCGCAGGGCAACGCTTACAGGCGTTAATCAGATGGCATCCAAGTTGAGTATTACCCAGGCTGACGAAATGGAGTGCGATCTTGTTGAGACTACAGCCCACGTTGGAGCGAGGCCCACACATCAGGTATGGCAAGGGCAAGTATTCAGCAGGAGCGGCAGGAGTGGCGATTATGACGATTTCGAGAGTTCGACCGGCTACGGCTCCGGGGATGGATTGTGCGGCTGGAACTGCCGACATAGTTTTTTCCCCTACTATGAGGGACTTTCGTCGAGTGCTTACTCACGCGAACGCCTGAGCGATTACGAAAGCAGGGAGGTATCTTACAATGACGAAAAAATGAGTTATTACGATGCTACTCAGCAGCAACGCTATTTTGAGCGTCAAATCCGGCGCTGGAAGCGTGAGCGGGCAGGGATGAGCGCCGCAGATCAAGACACCGGCGAAGCAACGGCAAAAGTCAGACAATGGCAAGCTGCACAACGCGACTTTCTGAGGCAGACCGGCCTTGACCGTGACTATTTCAGAGAGCGCGCAGGAGCGCAGATCACAAAATAAGGAGGATTTTTATGAAATGCAAACGTGAAATTCCCGCTATGGAGTTCATCGCGGTTGAGGATGCTGCACAAGCAAAAAAAGTTTTGCCGGAATTTTTATCAAAGATTGGCATCCATGAATTTAAAATTGCGTGTTCCGAGGAAACCGGGTGGAAGCCTGAAATTGAGATTGATGGGCACTTATCAATTTTGCCATGCTACGTTGTGGAGAGCCAAGAAGCGCCTTGCTTATTGCTTCCAGAAAGCGAATTTTTAAAGAGATACAGGGTTGTTGAATAGGTGACAAGCGGGCAACCGCATATCATACAATTTGCCCTTTCCTCGGCTGGGCTTTAAATGCTGGGGGCGCACAGCGCGGAGTGGCCGCGCGCTTATAAATTAAATCGATGCGACAGGAGAATTTATGGACATCAAAGAACTGTTTGGAGACAAATCCCTTACTTATGCCGATTTTGAAAAAGCGGCAACCGAAAAAAAGGCAAAGTTCATCGATCTGTCTGAGGGTGGTTATGTCGATAAGCACAAGCTTGATGACAAAGTGACTGAACTCGGAAAAGCCAACGAAACAATCAGCGGATTGCAGGATACCGTAAAGAAGTTTGACGGCGTGGACGTGGAAAAGCTGAAAAGTGACCTTGCAACGGCTGAAACCAAGTATCAGACCGATGTTGGAACGCTGAAACGTGACAGTGCTGTTAATTTGGCTCTGCTGGGTGCAAAAGCCCGTGACGTGAAAGCGGTTCGGCCTTTTCTGGACCTTGATACGATCAAGCTCGACGGTGACAAGGTAATGGGCCTCGATGAACAGCTCCAAAAGCTCAAAACTGACAAATCATTTCTTTTCGAAGAAGATAAAAAATACCCCGACCCTTCCGCAGCACACATCGACAGTGCAGGAGAGCATCACGATTCCCCTGATGCTGGTATGGATGCATTTGTGGCGGCTGCTATGAAGGGAGCTGGGGTACAAACCGATAACGGAGGTAAATAATTTATGGCAAACTCGATTGAGTACGCAAAAAAGTTCGTGCCGATTATCGACGCGATCTATAAAAACGCATCTGTTACCAATGGCATGGATGCAGCCACACGCCCGGATTTCTCCGGCGTAAACGAAGTTAAGGTTCTGAAGGTTTCCACGACCGGCCTCGGAGATTATTCCCGCGAAAATGGCTATCCCAAGGGTGACGTTACCGCCGCGTGGGAAACCATGACGCTGACGGAAGAGCGCGGCAAGGAAATTTCCATTGACCGCCTCGACAATGAGGAAACACTCGGCCTAACCTTCGGCACAGTTACCGGAGATTTCATGCGCCTGCATGTTATCCCGGAACTAGATGCATACCGTTTTGCGAAATACGCTTCCACAACTGGGATTTCCACGGCAACCGATGTCGCACTGACGAAAGACACTATTCTTACGGCGATTGACGAAGCGGCCCGCCAGATGGATTCGGACGAGGTCCCGCTTGAAGGACGCAGACTGTACATCAATTCCGATCTGAAGCCGATCATGAATCAGGCGGTTTCCCGCCAGTGGGGTTCCGATTCCGGCGTTTCCAATCAGCTTTCCGGGTATAACGGAATGCCGATTGTGTACGTGCCTAAGACCCGTTTTTACACGGCCATCACGCTTAACGACGGTTCCACTAATTGGGGATACGCAAAGGGCCCGTCTGCGAAGGACATTAACTTCATGATGATCTACCCGGCGGCTATCCTTCAAGTGGTTAAGTTCAGTTTGCCAAAGATTTTCACACCGGACGAAAATCAGGACAAGGACGCATGGAAATTCCAGTTCCGCGAGTATCACGACGCTTTCGCTTACGAAAACAAGGTAAAAGGCATCTATCTGCATGCGAAACCGAACGCATAAGGAGAATTAACAATGTTGATTGAAAAAGGCGGGATTTCCCGCGAGATTGATGAAAATCGGCTTTCCAGCTACAAGTCAAAGGGCTATGAAGCGGTTGAGGAAAAGCCGCAGGAACTTAAAGACGATGAAAAGCCGCAGGACCAGAAACCGCCCAAGAAGTAACCCGAGGGGGCTTTCGCTTGTTTGCTGATTATACTTTTTATGTATTGACCTATGGAGGCTCCGCAATCGCGGAAGCCTCCTTTCCTTTGTACGGAAACCGCGCAACGGCTTATCTCAAAAGCATTATGTCTGATGTTCCAGAATTGCCTACAGAGGATATGAAGATGGCTATGTGCGCCGTGTCTGATGAAATGTTCAAGGACGATTCGGAGCACGGCGGGATTCAGAGCGAAAACGTTGACGGGTATTCGATTTCCTATAAGGGCGACACTCGCACGGCGCGCCGCAAATGGTACGACACGGCAATGATGTTTCTCTCCGGCTCCGGCCTTATGGGGCGCTGGATATGATTACGAATGCCGATATTACCATTTACAATTGCGCTCACAAAGGTACTCGAAACGAGGCATGGAAGCGCACGGTTATTCATGCGGTGAATTGGTACGGTGGGCAGAAAGTAACCGTTTCAGACGCTGGGCTTTTAACGGCTGATGCCTACACCGTGCGTATTCCCGTTTCCTCCGCTCCGCAGGGTAAAGAATTCCTTTTACCGGAAGATTATGCTTTGAAAGACGATGCGGCTCTATCGGGCTTCTGGACGCTCCAAAACGGCGATCTTGTTTTACGCGGTGAAGGGCCGGAAATCACGCAGCCGAAAGAGGTTACGGAAATGTCTGAATGCTTTGTCGTGACCGGCTGGGCGGACAACCGGCGCGGCTCCCCTATCATGCAGCACTGGAAAGTTGAGGGGAAATGATGGCTAACAAAATTGTTGTTAAAACCCCGCGCGGGCAGATCATCATCACGAAAAGCGGTAAAGCACGGCTTGAATGGAATAAAGACTTTGGGCCAAAAATGACCGGGCAGTTTTCCAGAGCACAGAAGTTTCTTGATTCCGAAGTGCTTCGCACAACCGCGCCATATGTGCCGTTCCGGACGGGTGCCTTGCAGCGCTCCGGGCAGCTTGGTACAGTAGTCGGTTCCGGGGAAGTTGTCTATAACGCTCCTTACGCTGCCGCACAGTATTATAACACCGCTGAAACGCGCTCCTATGACGCTCACCGAGGCGGCAAATGGTTTGAGCGCTCGAAAGTGGACAACAAGGATGAATGGCTGCGCGGAACGAAAAAGATTGCGGGAGGCGGGTAAATGTGTTGGCATAGGTGGGAAAGGCTATCACCTTGGGAATATGTGTGTCGTGAATGTTCTACTTCCCTGCCGATATACAAAGCAAATTTCAGGTGCTATAAATGCGGAGCAGTTAAAGAGCGCTTCTCCCCACCAGATTTTCCGTGTCGCAATGATTACAAGGGGTGAAACATGGCAACCACAATTATAAAGGCTTTACGGGATTATTTCCTGACTTGCCCTCTCATGGGTGACAGCAAGATCAATGTGGATTATCTGCCGGAAAAGGGCATTGAGTATTCCATTGATACCACACCGGCAACCGAAATTGTAAAACAGTACGTTGACGGCAGCAGCATCCGCCAATACCTTTTCGTGATTCGTTCCGTGGGAGATTACGGTTCAGACGTGCTCCAAAACATAGCCAATTCTGGATTTTATGAAAACTTCTCTGATTGGCTTGAACACCAGAGCAAAACCGGAAACTTTCCGGAATTACCCGATGGAAAAACCCCGATTAAAATCGAGGCGCAATCCACGGGGTATTTGTTTACCACCGGCCCGGATACGGGAAAATACCAAATCCAATGCAGAATTTTATACTTACAGGAGGCTTAATTATGCCAGATGTAAAAGGTACACCTATTTTCCGCTATCTGATTGCGGATTATCTCGACATCAGCGCCACGGAGACGCCAGACTTGCATCTCATGAATGTATTTGAGAATGTAGATGAATCTCCGAACGCTCAGACTACCGACAAGCATTACACCGCCGACAAATCGACCACCACTATCACAACCGGATATCAGACCCAGTTTCCCATCACCGGAGACCGGTACAAGGACAACGCAGTAACTGATTTCATCGCCAAAATTGCCGAAGAACAGCTCCTTGGAGTGCAGGCTCCTTATATTCGCGTGAACCTGTTTAAGCCGATTGAAGGAAAGACAAACACTTATTATGCTCGGAAATTTACGGTTGAATTTGCCATTGATACGCTCGGCGGCGCAGGCGGCGAGATTGCTACCATTGAGGGCAATATGAACGCCCAGGGTGATGTTATCGTCGGCGAATTCAACACCGAAACGAAAGAGTTCACTGCGGCGGAAGACGCTGAAGCCGGAGTGATTGGTAGTCTGGCCGTGGCAAGCGTAGCTGGCACGACTACTGGTTATACGAAGCTTGTCGTTGCTCCTGCTCTGACATCCGGGAACAGCTACAAATACCAGACGGGGGATACAGTTGCGCTTCCTGCACTGAACGCAGTGCTTACCACCGGGTGGACGGTGTGGAACGGTACGGCAGACATTGAGGCAACCGACGGGCAGCAGATTGTCGTTTCCGAGGTCGATGCTGACAACAAGGCCAAAAAGGCGGGAATTGCTACCATAGAAGCGGCGACTTAATAGGAGGGCGGTATGAGCACTATCAGAATTAATGACATAGAGCTGGAATATAACGCTCTCGATGCTGATACCGTGGAACGGTCGGATACGGCTTTGGAGCGCGTGAAAAATCATGCTGCCGAGATAGGGACAAATAAGGACTTACGGCTCTCGCAAGGTATCCGGGCGATCTGCAAAGAAGTATTTGAGTGCTTCAATACGATCTTTGGAGAAGGAACCGACAAGAAAATTTTTGGAGATGCCTGCGATATGGGAAAGGCAATGGACGCTTTCGGCCAGCTTGCGCAGCAGATTCAGGCATCAGGGGAAAAGGAAATTACCGCGATTACATCAAAATATACGCCAAACCGCAAAGTACGGCGCAAGAAATGAATCTCTTAACAGAAGTTGCCCCCCGGTCCATCAAGATCGAGGGGCAACTTTATGAAATTGATGCTGATTTCAGAAACTGCATCAAATTTGAACAGCTTATGTTTGATCCGGACGTACCTGACAATGCGCGCGGGGGATTGGCATTAAATCTGTTTTATCCTGTAATCCCGCAGAACATCACAGAAGCATTTCAAAAAGTCCTCTGGTTTTACGCTGCTGAACAGAACGAAAAGAAGCAACACGGCGCCAGCCGGCAGAAGCGAATCTATTCTTTCGAGGCCGATGCGGATTACATTTTCGCGGCGTTTCTCGGTGACTATGGCATCGATTTGAATGATATTAATTTTCTCCACTGGTGGAAATTCCGGGCACTCTTTTTTGGGCTGAAACCGGATAATTTGATCTGTAAAATCATGGAATACCGGGCGACCGACATCAGCAAAATGAAAGGCGAAGAACGAAAATTTTATCAGAAGATGCAGCGGGAATTTGCTTTGCCGGTCCCGAGAGCGGAACAAGACAAATACGATGAGATTGCGGATGCGTTGATGAAGGGTGGGGACATTTCAAGTTTGATGTCAAATCCCTAATAATTGTTTTTTCTTTGCAGCGAATTCTTCATCGGTGAGGATTCCTTGTGCATGGAGTTCAGCAAATTTTTTCAGTTCATCAGCGGAAGAAATAACTGGTATCGATTTATTCTCTTGACTTGGTTTCTGCTTTCTTTCTTCAAGAACTTCATGTATTTTTGCATTTATTTTTTGTGCGGACTGTTTATCAAGGCCAACATTAAAAGTTTCCTTATATGTATCAATTGTAAGTACCCCGAATAGCAGGCCGGTTTGAAATGTAATATCGTTTATGTTTTCCATTGAAACGGTTTGAAATTTTTGACCAATGACGTCTTTTTGAGCCATTAAAATCCGCTTGTTAGTAATTGCATAAGCGAAATTCCCATCATGCTTACTAGCAGATTTATAATTATGTAATCCAATAAAAGCCATAAGGACAATTTCGTTATTCGTTAAATTTTCTTCTATGATTTCAAAGTGCTTAACTCCCCATCCTTTTGTAAATCCGGAACCATACCCGTTTTTTTC